GGACATGGCCGGGTTCAAGATCGAGAACCTGGGCGACGGGGTCGCGGCCGACGACGCGGTCAACCTGGGCCAGATGCAGGCCGCCGACGAGGCGCTCCAGGACCAGATCGACGACATCAACGCGCCCCCGGTGTTCAAGGCGCCCGAGGTCGAGGTCGTGACCGGCACCTTCGCCTTCGGCACGTCGTGGGTCGAGTGCCCCACCTCCCGCCTGGACTTCACCCTGACGGCCGAGCGCCGCGTGGTGATGGACGCGCAGGGGACGTCGCTGCCCGACTTCCTCGGGAAGTCCGACGCCCAGATCGGCATCAGGCTCCAGCAGATGGTCGGAGGCAACCCGTCCGGCTCCCCCGAGGACTTCGTCGGGACGTACTACGTCACCCCGAACCTGGGAGGCAGCCACAGGGCCACCCTGGTCTGCACCAAGCGCAAGACCATCGCCGCCGGCGACTGGCGCGTCTCGGTCATCGGGAGGCGCCAGGGCACGGCCAACAGCGCGGGTATCGAGATGACCGCGGCGAACCCCCTTCGGATTGGCCTCACCTATATGGAGGTCAGTTAATGGACACGGGACGCGCCGGCACGATCTTCGGCCAGAGCATGGGGGACATGCTCGGCAAGGCCTTCTTCCAGAAGCACGGCCTCATGCCGAAGGGCGACTACCGGCTGGAGGCGCTGCACGCGTTCCCCACGCCGGACTTCCAGAACCTGGGCGCTGGCTCGTACTCGACGCTGAAGTCGTGGGGGATCTACACCGGGTCCAGCAGCAGTCGCGGGAACTTCGGGTGGAACTTCGGCGCCAACAAGACGAAGGCCCTGTTCATCCTGGGGCACCTGCAGGGGACGCTCAACCGCCAGATCCTGCTCCTGAACGACGCCGAGCCGAACACCAACGAGGCCGCGGGGGCCAAGGCGTTCGGACTGCGCAGCGACCTGTCCGCCACCTTGTACGACCTGGGCCGGATCAGCTCCGCGGACGGCTGGAACAACGCGGCCGGGTGGACGCAGCTGGCCCTGGCGAACAGCGTCCACTACGCCCCGCTGTCGACGATCCCTGCCGGCCTCGCGCTGTACGTGGACACCTCTGGCGGCGGCGTCATCAAGGGCTTCCTGCGCATTGGCATGGACAACTGGATCGAGATTCTCTCGACGACCAGCAGTCACCTGTCGGTGGTGCGGTGCGCGACCCTGCTGGCCTCGCCCAGCGGGTCCGGCCTGGGTATCTTCGCCACCCCGATCGGGATCTACGCCGAATAGGAATGTTAATGGACACTGGACGAGCCGGAACCATCGGAGGAACGAACCTGGACGACTGTCTGGGCAAGTCCTTCTTCGCCCACCACGGGATCCTGCCCGTCGGAGCCGGGGCCTACAAGAAGGAGGGCCTGCACTCCTGGCCCGCGCGCGACTTCGAGGTCCCGTCGGCGACCGGCACGATCACCGCGGACAAGTCCCTGCTCACGTACTCCGACACGGGGCCGGACACCGGCTGCTGGGGCTGGAACTTCGGGGCGGACAAGACCAAGGCCCTCTTCATCATCGCGAACGTGGACCTCGTCAGGCACCGCGTCGCCCTTCTCCTGAACGACGGGGAGCCGAACACGAAGGGCGCGCACGGGGCGAAGGGCGTCTTCTTCCGCATGGAGAAGTTCAACCACACGTACGACCTGGGCACCACTCCCTCGGCCACCGGGATGGACGGGGCGTCGGTCCTGCAGACCATCCACGCGTCCTACGCGACGCTTGCCTTGCCGAAGCATGCGGTCAGCATGGCGATCCACTACGACACGGCGGGAGGCGGCATGATTCAGACTTTCCTCAGGTACAAGCAGCACGAGTGGATCCAGGTGATGGGCCAGGTCACCGCGAACATCGCCGCGATCCGCTGCGCATCGATCTACGCCTACCCCGAGGGCCTGGAGCACAGGCTCGGCTGCCCGATGGGGATCTACGCTGTCTAGATGAGCACGCTCGTACTACGTCTTGCCATGGCCTACAGCCTCGCGGAGATCCGCGCGTTTCCCCAGGGGTTCGCGCGCGACTACGAGATCGTCCAGCTACCCTCCCGCGCGCGCTGGATGTTCGTCCCCGACTCCCTGGAGCCGGACGACGGCGCCGACTGGCTGCTCCCTGACTGGCAGGACGTGACCGCGCGCGGCCGCTGGGGCAAGTGGCAGATCGAGACCGGCGGGGGCGGCGGCGAGTCCTCGCCTCTGGCCGTCAAGGGCGACCTGCACACCTTCGACTCCGACAACGCGCGCCTGCCCGTCGGGGCGGACGGCTACGTCCTCACGGCCGACAGCGGCGAGGCGACCGGGCTCAAGTGGGAGGCCGGCGGGAGCTACTCCCCGCCGATCCCCCAGTCCGACGTCTCCGGCCTGGTCGCGGCCCTGGCCGCCAAGGAGGCGACCGCGAACAAGGGCGCGGCGAGCGGGTACGCCAGCCTGGACGGCTCGACCAAGGTCGTCGAGGACCCCGCGAACGCCCAGACCACGCCGGCTGCCAGCAAGATCCCCAAGGCCGACGGCTCCGGCAAGCTGGCCGCGGGCTGGGGCGGCTCGGCGTCCACCCTGGCCACGCTGAACGGCTCCGCGAAGGTGGTGGAGGACCCGGCCAACGCGACTGCCACCCCGACTGCCTCCAAGATCGTGATCGCGGACGGCTCCGCCCTGGTGGACGGCTGGGTGTCTGACGCCACCACCGGTGTTAAAGGCAAGGTCAAGCTGGCCAACTGCCTCGGCGGCACGGCCGCGCTCCCCGACGTTATCGCCATCAAGGAGACCGGCGGCCCCACGGTCCTGGTCATCGGCGCGATCGCGGACGGGAAGTACGGCAAGCGCAGCGGGAGCACGTTCATCGGCGGCGACCCCCCGATGTTCGAGCTCATCGAGAACAAGGAGATCGGGACCCACGTCACCTCCTACGACTTCAGCACCGGGATCGACGGCGACACCGACGAGGAGTACTACGTGGTGTACCGGTTCGTGAAGGACGCGAGCGGCGCGCAGTCCTGCTACCTGCGGCCCAACGCGGTGACCACGAACCAGCGCAACCGGGCCAGGTACGTGGGCTCCAGCGAGGGCACGCTGAACGACACCGCCGGCGGGATCCTGCTGTCGAACAACGGCGGCGCGGCCGGCGACGTGGACACCGGGGTCATCTGGATCCACGCGGACAAGGCCAAGATCCGGACCGCGGAGTCGTCCTGGACCCAGGCGGCAAGCGGCGGCGACTGCTTCCGCATCATGGTGGGCTGGATCTGGAACGAGACCTCGACCAACATCACGAGCTGGCGCTGGATCTCGACGGCCACGAACGGCATCGGCGTCGGCAGCTACATGAGGATCTACCGCGTCCGGCACGCGGCCTAGGAGAAGGAATGGCGAGACCGAACTTCGTCCAGAAGAACCACGGCGACCTCACGGGCGCGCACTTCACGCGCGAGGGCCGGGAGTACGTCGTGGTCCAGCGCCTGCCCCGGAACATGGTCCTGGTGTTCATGGCCGCGGACCCAGAGCCCGCCGCCGTGCTCATCATGGCCCTGCCCAAGGGCGCCGAGATTTCGCCGTCCACGCCCGTGGACGAAGTGGAGCTGAAGGAGGCTCCCCCCTGGTTCTAATGGAGACCATGCCGAACGTCCTGACCGACTTCCCGACGTACGCTGAGCACTTCCTCAAGATCAGCGACAAGCGGAGCACGATCCGCCCGCTGGTCTTCAACCCCGTCCAGAGGAAGCTGTGGGCCGCAAAGCACAAGGCCTACCAGGCTGGCCGCCCCCGACGTTTCATCATCCTCAAGGCCCGCCGCCAGGGAATCACCACGCTGGAGATGGCCCACAGCTTCTGGACGATCGCGACCCAGGCGAACCGCCGCGTCATCATGCTCGGGCACGAGGACAAGGCGACGGAGACGATGTTCCGGATCGCGACCCTGTTCTACGAGCGCCTGCCCGAGGACGTCCGGCCCAAGCGGCTCACGGCCTCGAACAAGCGCGACCTGAACCTGACCGTGCTGCGGTCCCTGATGACCATCGCCACCGCGGGGTCGAAGGGCGCCGGCCGGGGAGACACGCTCTCCAAGTTCCACTGGGCCGAGGTGGCCTGGTCCTGCGGCGGCGACCAGGACCTGCAGCGCAAGCTCCTCTCCGGCCTGACAGAGGCCGCGTCGCACGGTGAGGCCGTCCTGGAGTCGACCCCCAACGGCGTCGGCGACCTGTTCCACACCAGGTTCAAGGAGGCCCAGGCTGGCAAGGGCGACTGGACCGCGGCCTTCTTCACGTGGTGGGACGACCCCACGTACACGGTCGCGCTCACGGTCGAGCAGGCCGAGGAGATCCGGAACACCCTGACCAACGAGGAGATCGTGCTCGCGGCCGCGCACGGGCTCACGTGCGGGCAGATCGCCTGGCGCCGCGCGAAGATGGAGGAGCTCGGGAGGCTGTTCGCGCAGGAGTATCCCGAGGACTCCGAGGCCTGCTTCCTCGCGTCCGGCTCGTGCTACTTCTCCAAGGACTTCATCAACGCCCTCCTCAAGGGGACGCCGGAGCACGACTCCGAGGGCTTCGTGAAGTTCAAGGGAGCCGAGGCCGGCCACAAGTACGTGATCGGCGCGGACGCGTCGGAGGGCATCGAGGGCGGCGACTACGCGGTCGCCAAGGTCATCGACGCCGAGACCGAGGAGGAGATGGCCCTGTTCCGCGACCGGCGCAAGCCCGAGGACTTCGCCCACGAGCTGGTCGAGATCGCAAAGTACTACAACGGCGCCCTGATCGTGCCCGAGCGGAACAACCACGGCCACTCGGTCATCAACACCCTGGTGAACCAGATCAACTGGGAGAACGTGTACCACTACCTGGACTATGACCCGGTCCTTCGCAAGAGTGTCCCCAAGACTGGGTGGGACACCAATGGGAAGACCCGACCCGTGATGCTGAGCGCCTTGCGCGAGCACATCGAGAAGGGCTGGCTCAAAGTCCACGACCGCGTGCTGCTCGGGGAGTGCCGGATGTTCGGCCCCAACGAGACCACCGGCAAGATCGAGGCGCTCAGCGGCGCGCACGACGACGACATCATCGCGACCGCCCTGGCCATCCAGGGCAGGGAGCAGGCGCTGCTGCAGAACACCCTGGTCGGGACGTCGTCCAGCCAGGCCGCGTCCCAGTCCGTGGTCCAGACCGCCGGCCGCATGTTCGCGCCGACGTCCGTGATGGGCAACCGCCCCAGTGGGAGGATGTTCTAATGGCCTTCTCGCTCGCGTCCATCTTCGGCAAGAAGCGCCCCGGCGACGAGCAGGAGCCGGCCGGCCAGGAGGAGCAGCAGACCAACACGGAGGCGATCCAGGCTGACGGCCCGAAGCCCAAGGCGGGCTCCATCATGAACCAGCTGTCCGGGGTGACCCGGATCCTGGGGGACATCAAGGAGTGGATCGGGGTCTTCAACCCGCGCCAGGTCGGGATCGACCTGTACGAGCTGATGAGCTACGACCCCGACATCGCCTTCGGGTCCGCCATCCTGCGCGCGCCGATCATCAACATGAAGTGGCAGGTGAGGTCCAACGACCCGGTCATCAAGCTGTTCGTGGAGCACGAGCTCGGCCGCTGGTACCGGCAGTGCGCCTCGACCCACAGCCTGGCGATCATGTACGGGAGGCAGGCGTCGGAGAAGGTCTGGCAGTCGGGGCCGGTGACCATGGCCGAGACCGGCAAGGACGGGACCGTCTCCTACAAGACCCTGCCCATGGCCTGGACCTACGAGAAGTTCAAGGGGCTGGACCCGCGCCTCATCAACCTGCTGATCGACCCGGAGAAGGACGAGTGGTCCGGCATCGAGCAGCGCGTGGCGCTCCTACAGGTGGGCGGGCAGCAGAAGTCCGCCGCGCAGATGCGCGTGGGGACCGAGAAGTCCGTGCTCTGGAGCTTCCGCAAGGAGGAGGTCTGGGGCAAGCTGCAGGGGAAGGCCCTGATGAAGCAGGCGTACGAGCCCTGGTGGTGGGGCTGCGCCATGAACCTGTTCGCCAACCGGTACTTCGAGCGCCGGGCCGATCCCGCGTTCAAGGCCTGGGCGGACGCCGTGGCCGAGACCTCGGAGGGCAAGCAGGACGGCTTCCAGTTCATCATCAACGCCCTGATGGGCCTGAGGGGCGGCGGCGTCGCGGTGCTGCCGAACATCAAGGACCACCTGGGCAACAGGAAGTTCGACTTCGAGCTCCTGATGGACGACAAGCGCGGGGACATGTTCCAGCAGCGGATCGAATGGCTGTCCCTCCAGAAGCTGCGCGCGCTGTGGATCACGGACAAGGCCGGCACCAGCGACGGGACCGGCAGCCAGGCCATGGCGACGGTGCACCAGGACACGATGCTGATGATGATGGAGGGGATCACCCAGGAGTGGCTGGCCGTCCTCAACGAGCAGATCGTCAAGCCGCTGGTCGTGTACAACTTCGGCCAGGACGCCTGGGAGCAGAGCAAGACCCTGGTCGACGCCGGCGGCATGGACTCCGGCACCAAGGCCGCGCTGATGGAGGTCATGAAGGCCCTCATCGCGACGGAGCAGATCCTGGAGAGCGGTCAGACCGTGTCCCTGGGGGAGATGGTCGACGGCCCCAAGATGCTGAAGGACCTGGGCATCGCGGTCCACACGCCCGACGAGCTCGAGGCGCTCGGGGCCAAGAAGGCTGAGGACAAGCAGAAGGAGATGGACGCCATGAGCGCGGGCAAGGGGCCCTCCGCGCCCGGCGGCCCGGACGAGAAGGCGGTGGCGGCGGACCTCGTCAGGTCCGGCCACCTCGAGGACTAGGTAACACGGGGGTTTCAGGGGACGTACGTCCCCGCCCCCGCGGGAATACAAGAGGAGCTGCAAGATGAGCAGGTACAAGTTCTTCGGAGGCAAGGCGGTCGGCGCGATCCAGATCAAGGACTACGCCAACCTCGTGGACAACGAGGTGATCGTCATCGGCGACAAGACCTACCAGTGGAACGACACCGAGGGCGACATCGACGAGGGCAACGTCTGGCTGGACCGCGGGGCCGGCATCACCACGAACGCCCTGGCGGCGGCCGAGGTGATCGCGAAGATCAACGCGAACAAGCCCACGGTCCCGGTGACGGCGGTCATCGACCCCAAGGACACGGCGACGGTCCACATCTACGCCGACGGTCGCGGCGCGGCGGGCAACCTGGAGTTCACCACGGACATGAGCGACTCCGGCAACACCATCGCGGCCGAGTCCGACCTCCTGGCGGACGGCGAGAACGGCGGGAACGAGATCCTGCACCGGGGCAACTACACGGTGACCGCGATCGACGTCCTGGCCGACAACATCATGATCGAGACGTCGCTGCCGGGCACGCCGACCCACGTGTTCGTGGAGGTCCGCGGCTCGACCGGCATCCCCAAGTACCACACGGCCAAGGTGACCGTGTCGGGCACCAAGATCCGGCTCAACTTCGACGGCGCCACGGACCCGGCGGCCGACGACGTCGTGACCTGGATGGCGATCGGCTAGTCCCCCGTTTGGGACCGACCTGAGTTCAAGGAGAACACGATGTTCGTCACGAAGGCCAGCCTGGGCGAGCGCATCGATGAGGTCCTCGGGACCTCGCTCGCGACCCAGACCGCGATCAACGGCGTGACCATCCTCAAGGGCGCGGTGGACCCCAGCGCGGACACCGGCGTCGCGGCCACGGTCCCGGCTCTGTACTTCCGGACCGGCACCGAGGAGGTTTACCTCAAGATCGGCGACACCGCCACCGATTGGAGTCGTGTGGCCCTGGCGTCGGAGCTCGCACCGTAGGAACCCCAGCACTTCGCATTTGCCCAGGGCCTAAACTGTAAGGCCCTGGGCAACCCGAATGGCTGCAAGCAGAGACCTACTGAGCCTCCTGAGCGACTCGCGGACGCTCGCGCTGATGGACCAGCACCTCCAGAGGGTGATGGACCGGATCATCCGCGAGCTCGCCGCGGGCGTGTCGCGCACGGGCGCGCAGCGCGCGAAGGACCTCCTCGCGAAGGTGTCCCACATCCTGCGGGAGCTGGACCCCTCGAAGGACTCCTTCATACGCAAGTGGATCGAGGACGCCGCCTCCAAGGCGTACGTGCTCGGGGACCGCGGCGCCACGCGCGCGCTGAGGGCGGACCTGGACGCCATCGCCGGGGCGAGGGCAGGGTTCGGGGCGATCAACGAGAGCTGGACGGCGGTGAACCAGAACGCCATGCGGGGCATGGTCGCCGCCATGAACGCCAGGTTCACGGGCATGCAGAAGGACGTCCAGGTCGCGATCGGGACCCTGGTCCGGAAGACCCAGGTGACCCTGCTCCAGAGCAAGGCGATCGTCGAGGCCACGTCCGGCGGCATCGCCAGGGGCGCGACGGGGAGACAGGTCGCGGACGACATCGCGGCCGTACTGCTGAAGGGGAAGATCAGCCCCGACGTCGAGCGCCGGCTCCAGGAGCACGGCTTCACGGCCGACCTGTTCAAGGACTTCGAGCGCGTCGCGCGGGAGCAGGTCGTCAAGGCCGGCGGGAGGACGATGTCCGTGCGCGCGTACGCGGACCTGGTCGCGCGGACCCAGATGCGCGAGGCCCACAAGGTGGCCACGATCATCCGGCTCCAGCAGAACGGCGTCGACCACGTGAAGGTCAGCAAGCACCCGATGGGGAAGCCGGACCCGTGCACGCCGTGGGCCGGGAGGGTGTTCTTCATCGGGCAGGGGAAGGACCCCGCCGGGTTCCCGCCGCTGCGCGAGGTGCTGAGCGGCGGGCCGCCCTTCCACCCCAACTGCAGGCACGTGCTGCAGCCGTTCGTCGTCGCCTTCCAGGGCAAGAAGAAGGTGGCGAACGCCCTGGAGGAGTCCCACGCGGTCAGCAAGAAGTTCTACGGGAAGGACTACGCGGGCGTGCAGAAGGCGCTCGACGGGATGTCCGACAAGGAGATCGGTGACCTGGCCCTGTCTCACGACGGGCTGTTCGAGGAGGCGGCGTAGCCATGAAGCTCTTCAGCAAGGGAAAGCTCGAGGCCAAGGGCGGGACGTTCTACGGGAAGGACGTCCTGCGCGTGGGCCGGTGGATCCACCCCGTCACGGGGCAGGACATCAACATGACCGAGGAGCGGCTTGAGAAGCTCGCGCGGAACACGCGCGCATTCGCCGACAACGGCAACAAGATCCCGTACCCGAAGGGCCACAACACCGACCCCGAGAAGAACCGCGGGTTCTGGAACGGGCAGCTGGTGCTGGACGACGAGGGCGCCCTGTACGGGGTGGTGGACGTGAGGGACGAGAAGCACCGCGAGGGCCTGGACAACGGGACCATCGACGGCGTGAGCGTCAACATCGAGTTCAACCACACGGACCCCAAGGGCAAGGTAT